ATTTACTGGTTCGCTACTGGGAAGAAGGTGCCTGATCTGAGTGTGCTTATAGGGCGAACCTTGTTTAGGCGTAGAGATGAGGTTAGGCATAATATCTTTGCTCATAATGCTTTATTCCAGCGAATGAGTGGGGGTGTGATGTGAGTAGTGACACAGAGGCTAGAATTGGTGCAGCTGCGAAGGCTATTGTTAATCCTATTCCAATGGGCCGCACTGGCTATCGTGGGTTTGTGAGTTTTATTTGGGTATTATTTAAGTTTAACAGGGCTGCAAATAAACTCGGGATTAGCTCAAAGATTGAGATCACCTTACCTTTGAGGTGGTTAAGATGAAGATTCGTTTAAGAATAATTAAAGAATATTCTGATGTTGATTCTGGTTTAGTGTGGAGGGCTCCACCGCGAGAAAAGCCTAAAAATGAGAGATTCCCTGTGCATGATTATCCGGCTGTTTTAGAGGTATTCGATCAAGTAGGTTATGAGGATGGGTCTTCGGAGTGGAAGTGGGTACCTGTTGAGGTAGTTGATAGCGAATGAATGAGAAGCGTACTTAGTATATTTCATGCGAAAAATACCAATCCTAATGTTACTTTTTGGTTCATGTTTTGTTCAGGCAGAGAAAATCAGTCTAGATCAGCTCCATGAGGCGATCATTGCTTTAACTGAGGGAGAATCGGAGCACTATCACGTTATATCTAATGCTGAAGTGTACGAGTATTATTCTAAGACAGTGGGGAGGCACAAATGAGGGGAAATAGAGAGTTTGTTATTAGATTAACAGAGGCTGAATATGCAGCTCTGAAAACTATTTTGGGGAGTCTAAGCGAGGAAGAATTTGAAGCTCGAGACGATGAGTGGGCATAAATGATCAGGCTTAAATTATTGCGATTGGATTATTCCGAAGACCCTGAGTATGGGAGCGGGCCTCATCGTAAAGGCCTTATCTGGTATGAGTATGGTCAGCCTGTAGGTCGTGTAATTATTGAGGAATACCATCGAATAGTGAATTCTGCCGGGAACGATGAGGGGTATGAATGGATTCCTGTTGAGATGGTTGAGGTAGATCCGATATCTGAATTCAAGGATAAGGCGAAAAAGCTCGCATGAAATTCATGAGTTTGCATGATTGGGACGCCTTGGGAATAATAGTAGCCATTATTTTGGCGCTTGTTGGTGGGTTTTGGATTTCATCTGCATGTGCTTATGATCAGTTTGAGGGCTATGATTTATCCAATCCCTATCCCACGGTAAATGACTGGGATCGGGTTGATGAGCAGCGTCGTGAAGACATGCGGGATGCTGAAGAGCGTCAAAGATATGACGAGTGGGATAATCACAATCCTTATACTCGTCGTTTTCTGATTGAGATGGATAATGAATAGAGATTAGAGGAAGAGTTATGAGTAAAACTGCATATGGAATGAAGAAGCCAAAATCTGTACCGAGCCCAACTGGCCGTCCGAGTCCGAAGAGTGAGGATGTGAAGAAGATGGAGGCTGGTGATTATTCTGGTGGCGCTCGCCCTAAGAGTCCAGAGCAGGTTGCTCAGGGTCGTAAAGAGGTGAAGAAGAGCCTGATCAAAAAGCTGAAGCACCGATCGAGTGATTATTTACGTGATATTAGACAATGAAATGCGTGATTATGAAGCGAAGCTCTTGAAGAAAATAGAGGCGAGGAGTATTCCCAATAAGATGCCTCAGTGGCAGGAGATTTTCATGAGAAACGGCTCCAAGCTCACCTTTGCCGGTGGTTCAGAGGATAAGCTCAGAGGATCTAAATCCCTGTTGCTTAAATATTTAGATGCCCTGGTCCCCTAAACAGCACAGATTATTCTGTCAGGCGGCCAATGATAAGAAATTGGCGCAGAAATTAGGTATGAGCCAGAGTAAGGCCCGCGAGATGTGCCGCGAGGGCATCAAGAAGAGTTTACTTAAGGGTAAGAAATAGATTCATGGGGCTTCGGCCCCTTTTTTTAGGAGTAAATAATGGTAAGTCTAGTATCGTCAACTGGTAATCCGGTAACGGTAGCACGGGTTCAAGTCATATGGGCTGGATCCGGCACCACCAATGCCCCAGCTTCTGCGATGATGGGAACGATTGGAGCTAATCAAGGTGGCATCCAGAGTGCGGAGGTCTATCACTATACTGGTAGTGCCTGGGTAGATACTGGCGCTACTGTAATTAATCTGTACGGAGGTACAGTAGAGCTTCCGTGAAGGTATTGAAACTGAATTAAAAAGGAAGGCATTAGGATGGCAATTACAGCCCAAGCTTTACAGGCAGCTGCAGATGCTGCCAATACTTTACAAACTTATAGGGTTTTACAAGGTCCTTTGGTTTTGGATGCGACTTACGATGCATTTTATTGTGATGGGGTGCAAAGTTTCCCCGGACGCGCTATGTGGTGTGCTACTACTAAAGCAGGTAATGCCGCAGCGCAGCATGCAGAGGTTCTAGCCGCTCTGGCAGCAGGGCCGTTTGATGCTAACGTCGTCGTGCCTGGGTGAAAATATCCCTCCCGAACAATTGGCAGCCACGTCATTATCAGGTGCCATTGTGGAATTATTTAGCGCAAGGGGGTAAAAGAGCTTGCTGTAAATGGCATCGACGTTCTGGCAAGGATGATGTTATGTTGCATCATAATTCTTGTGCTGCTTTTGAACGGGTTGGGAACTATTGGTATATGCTGCCCAAGTATAAGCAAGCAAGAAAAGCCCTTTGGACTGCTATTAACCCGCATACAGGGAGGCGTCGAATAGACGAAGCTTTCCCCCTCGAAATTCGAGAGAAAACTCTCGATAACGAAATGTTCATAGAGTTTAAGAACGGTTCAACTTGGCAGTTGATGGGCAGTGATAATTACGATTCTCTAGTAGGTTCTCCTCCTATTGGGTTAACATTTTCAGAATATGCTATATCAAACCCGTCAGCTTGGGGCTTTTTAAGACCGATTATGCTTGAGAATGGGGGCTGGGCAATATTTAATTCCACCCCGCGAGGTAAGAACCACTTCAAAAAACTCACTGAATTGGCTGAAAAATCGAATAATTGGTTTTATTCTAGTCTTACAGTTGATGATACTGGTTGTTTTAGCTCCGAAGAACTTCTTGGTGAGCTAGAAGAGCTTCAATCGGAACATGGCGATGATTATGGTAAGGCAATCTGGCTCCAAGAGTATTATGTAAGCTTCGAAGCAGCGATTCCTGGCGCTATTTGGGGTGCTCAGCTTACAAAAGTCATGCTTGAAGGCCGGATTGGTAATTTCCCTCATGTTGAAGGTTCCCCGGTCTTTACGGCATGGGATATTGGTCGATCAGATATGACTTCAGTTTGGTTTTATCAGATGGTTAATAGGAAAATCCGGGTTATTGATTTCTATCAAGATAATTTTAAGGAAATAGAAGATCACTGCGATGTGCTGAAAGAGAAGGCAAAAGATCTTGGTTATGACTATGGGCTCCATTGGTTGCCTCATGATGCCAGACCTTTACGGCTTGGAATGGGTGGCAAAACCATACTCCAGCAGTTTCTTGATCAAGATGCCGGTGATTTTGTTGTGCACCCAAGACAGAATAAGGAAGATGGCATAGCTTCAGCCAGAAATTCGTTTTCATTGTGTGAATTTAATGAAGATACAACTGAAGAAGGGTTTGAGCATCTTAAAAGCTACGCAAGAACATATGATGAGGAGAAAAAGGTCTTTTCTACAACGCCAGTTCATGATGAGCATTCGCACCCTGCAGATGCGTTTATTCTCCTTGGCCAAACATGGCGTCAATCAAAAATGGCCTATCCTGAACTCACCGATCAGGAAAAACTGCACGCTGGGAATATTACCAACATCAAATTTGGCGAGATAAGAAAAAACCACTTTAGGAAGAAACGCAATGAAAGGGCTGGGCTTGTATGACTGATCTAACGGTTTCTCAATGGCTGGAAGAAATCAACGATGCCAAAAAGCGCGAGAAGGATTTCCGAGAAGAAGGCAGAGAGATTCGTGAAATCTACTCCAATGAGAAAAAAACACCGTTCAATATTCTCTATTCCAACACAGAAACACTCCTGCCAGCCCTCTTCTCAGAGGTTCCACGGCCCTTAGTAAATAGGCGGTTTAAAGATGAAGACCCCATGGGGAAAGTGGTAGCAGAGGCTGCACAGCGACTCCTAGAGTATCTAATAGATACGGATATTGATGATTACGACAAATTTGACAAATCTATGTCAAATGCAACGCTTGATGGCCTTCTACCTGGTAGAGGGGTTACGAGCATCAAATATGAGTCGGATGATGACTGGGAGACAGTTTGCACGGATTCAAGAGTATGGGATCGAGTGCTATTTGGATATGCCACTAAATGGTCAAAAGTCCCCTGGATAGCCTATGAAGAATACTTAGATCGTGAAGAGGCTAGACGGCTATTTGGTGAAAAAGCCAATAAATTGACGTTTGTCGAGGGCGAGGAGCAAGATAACGAAGACGATTACAAGAAGGAAGAAAACAAGGACAAAGGCTATCGCAAAACAGCCAGGATCTTCCAGATATGGGATAAATCAGACAAAAAGATCAAATATATCAGCTCTCAATACAAAGATGATTTCTTAAGAGAGGATGATGACCCGTTAGAGCTAACAGGATTCTTCAATTGCCCTGAACCGATTCAGTTTGTTGAAAAATCCAATGACATGCTCCCGACAGCTCTATATACAATCTACAAGAATCAAGCCAGAGAGCTGAACAGGATCCAGGATAGGATCAATCGAGTCATAGAGGCAATCAAGGTCAGGGGGGCTTATAACGGCGCACTGGGCGAGGAAATAGAGCAGATTCTGAAAGAAGAGGATAATGCGCTAGTTCCAACAGATAAAGCAGCGATGCTTGCTGAAGGTGGACTAGATAAGAATATTTGGATGCTCCCTCTAGCTGAACTAGTTAATGTTGCTAGAGAGCTTATGCAGGCCAGGGAATCAGCAAAACGTGTCATTTATGAAGTGACAGGTATTTCAGACATTATCAGGGGTCAATCAGCAGCATCCGAAACACTAGGCGCGCAGAAGATTAAGGAATCATGGGGAACCATGAGGATTAAGCGGCTCCAGAAGGAAGTCCAGCGATATGTCCTTGATACTATGCGACTTATGTTGGATGTTGCTGTTAATAAGTTCTCTGAGTCCTCATGGGCGAAAATGACAGGATTGCCCTACTCTACAACCGAGCAGAAAGAGCAAGCACAGAAAATCGTGCAAATTGCACAAATGAATCGGATGAATCCTCAAGATCCATCTATTCAGCAAGCCATGCAAGTGATGCAGATGCCTAATTGGGGTGATGTTCTTGAAATACTGAAAGACAACTATTCGAGAAGTTACCGCCTCGATATGGAGACAAATTCAACAATTGATGTTGAGGCAACTGAAGACAAGCAATTGGTTGGTGATTTCATGAACGCCATGGGCCAATTCATGAACGGTATTTCACCTCTGATCGATAAAGGCGTTATGCCATTTGGAGCGGCAAAGTCCATGATGCTCTCTATTGTTAAACGTTATCGATTTGGCCGAGAAGTTGAAGATGAACTGAATCAGATGACCGAGCCCCAACCACAGGCGAATCCAGAACAAGAAAAAGCAATGAAGGAATTCCAGCAGGCTCAGCAGAAATTCCAGCAGGAGCAGCAGAAATTCCAGCAGGAGCAACAACAGGCTAAGGAACAATTTATTCAGGAATCCAACAAGCTCAGAGTAGAAAAGATGCAGCTTGATTTTGCAAACCAGTTAGCGCAATTAAAGCTGAAATATCAGGAAGATCTCGCTAATGTCAAGCAACAAACAAATCAGGTTGAAATGGAAGCTTCCTTGAAAGCCCTGTTAGAACGTCATAAATCTGATGTTAGGTCTATGTTGGATAAACAAGCAGCTAGATTGCAGAAAGTCAACAAAGCTGCATGACCACCGTCCAGAAAGCCAAGACTAAACAGCTTGGACAAGTCAGACCAAGTGATACCACGCCAATAGAATTATACTCTCCGACAAACAGAGATCGGTGTGTTGTTCAAAACATCATTATCTGCAATACAACAGGTTCATCTGCAACATACAGAATCTTTGTAGACGAAGATGGGACCACGGTCGATCAAACAACAGCGATTGCTTATGATATTGCATTGGCAGCAAATACAACCGATACATGGGAAATCATATTATATATGAATGACCCAGCTGGAAGACTTTCCGTAGCTACAGGAACGGGAGATGCTTTGACATTTACCGCTAATGGGGAGGATGGTTCAATTGCCTATTAGCACAATCAAAGAGATTACCGAAGATTACCTTATCAGAGTTGCAAGAGGAGAGGTCCCCGGGCAATCATTAGTCCATAAATTCGGACGGAATGATTCCGTTCCCAATGGATCATGGGCATTTGTCACAATCTTGGGCCAGACAGCTCATGTTTTATCCGCGGCAACAACCGTTAGAACGAAGATTGGTAATGCAGCAGATGACAAAGACGCAGGCGCTGGCGCAAGAGAGGTAACCGTTCAAGGTATCGTTGCAACTACACTCGCAGAAGAAACAGACATTCTGTTACCAGATGGGGCAACAGCAAGTGCGGCATCCGCCAAATCATTCTGGAGGGTTCATAGAGCTTGGGTATCGTCTTGTGGAACTTATGGCGGCGCTAATATTGGAGATGTTGTTATTGAAAACGGGGCTGGCGGTACAGACATCCTTACTATAGCCGCTGGTGAAGGACAGTCACAGGATGCAGTCTTTACTGTCCCGGCAGACACGACAGGCTACTTGTTATCCGTTCATGCCACTGTGGACTCGAACAAAACGACTGATATTCGTTGTTTTACCAGAAATGATATTAGCAATACTACTGCTCCAGTGCCCTCAAAACGATTAAAACTATTTTGGGATGGGGTTGAATCGCCAGGATTCGTTTATGATCCATCCA